ACACAGGTGAAGAGTTTGAGAAGTGGATGTATATGGCAGAGAGAGAACCATATCTCGAAGCTAATCCTCACATCACTCAGATGCCTACCATACTACATGCAGTCTCTGAAGTAGGAAACTGGCAGAATAAAACATCAAGCGATTGGAAACATATTATCAATCGTGCTGCTGACACACCTGGATCCACTGTTAATCGTATTTAATATGCCCGTAAGAAATCGTAAAACCAAGCAAGCTGTTCCAACTGGAATGAGCGTGAAGCAAATGAAGCGCAAGAAGCCTCTCAACGAAGAATATTTTGCCAAAGATATCGAACCTCTTACAGATTCACAGCGTAGGATGTTTGACGAGTGGAACAATGATAAGCATTTGTTTGCTTATGGTGCTGCTGGTACTGGTAAAACATTTGTTGCTCTTTATCTAGCACTCAAGGATGTTCTCAACGAGAATACTCCATACGAAAAAGTTTATATTGTTCGCTCACTTGTAGCAACTCGTGAGATTGGTTTCCTTCCTGGTGACCATGAAGACAAGTCAAGTCTTTACCAGATTCCATATAAGAATATGGTAAAGTATATGTTTGAACTGTCAACGGACGAAGAGTTTGAAATGCTGTATGGCAATCTAAAAACTCAGGGAACTATTAGTTTCTGGTCCACTTCATTCCTTCGTGGTACTACAATGGACAACTGCATCATCATCGTAGATGAAATGCAAAACCTGAACTTCCATGAACTTGATTCAATCATCACTCGTGTGGGTCAAGATTGTAAGATTATGTTCTGTGGTGATGTTCAACAAACAGATTTGATTCGCACCAACGAACGCAATGGTATCCTTGACTTTCAAAAAATCATTGGTACAATGGATGAGTTTGCTTCTGTTGAGTTTGGTGTGCAAGACATCGTTCGTTCTGGTCTCTGTCGTTCTTATCTGATTAGTAAAATTAATTTGGGATTCTAATGTTTATTCATTCTTCGTTATTCACTCCTATTGAACTGGAACCTATCATGGTAGATGGTCGTAGGCTCTATCCAACACCTTCGGGTGGCAAGTATCCTTCGATCACAACGGTTCTAGGAGTGTGCCCGAAGAAGAAAAAGAAACTCAACGAATGGAAGCAGCGTGTCGGTCATGACAAGGCACAAGCAATCTCAACTCGTGCTGCCACTCGTGGCACAGACTTTCACAAAATGGTTGAAGATTTGCTGAATAACTGCTATAATGAAGAGAACTTCAAAGGGAAGTTCCTCCCCCTTCTGATGTTCAAAAATGCTGTGCCAACACTCAATAGAATCACTCAGGTCTATTTACAAGAAGCAGCATTATATTCGGATCACCTGGAAATAGCAGGGCGAGTTGATTGTATCGGTGAGTTTGATGGTATTCCATCTATCATTGACTTCAAAACCTCAAAGGAAGAGAAGCGTGAAGAGTGGATGGAAGATTATTACATTCAAGAAACTGCATATGGTTGCATGTTTTATGAACTATATAATACACGCATCAAACAACTTGTAACAATCGTTGCTTGCGAAGATGGCAATACACAAGTTGTTATCAAGCAACCTAAAAAAGAATATCTCGATAGACTAATCGAACTACGCTCACTCTACCAGGAAATCTATGGAGGATAATATATTTGAGGATAAATTTATGACAGTTGCAAGATTCTCATCGGAAGTTGAGACGCTTGTGAACAGTGATTCAATGAGTTATATTGATGCTATCATTCATTATTGTGATACCAACGATATTGAGTTGGAGACTGTGCCCAAGTTGATTTCAAAACCGTTAAAAGAAAAACTAAGACATGAAGCTCAACAACTGAACTTCATTAAAAAAACATCCCGTGCAAAGTTGATGTTAGTATGAGCGACTTCTTTGATTCTGAAATCGTCCGTAACGAGGCGAAAGAAATGGAGTTCCTGCAGATGAAAGCAATGGAACTTACTCTTGCTGGTCCTATGAAGGGTAGCAAGGAAGACCAACTTGAATACATTCAGACAGTGCGAGCACTTGTTGAAAAGCAGCAAGTGTTTTACATGCGTCTGAAACTTTCTGAAGATCCTCGTGCAGTAGAAATGTGTGAGCAGATTGAAGAAGGTGCTAAGATGTTGTATGGATGGTGGGAAACAGAGAATGTTCTCTCACTCATGCGTAACATGCTCGACAAGCTCGATGAGTTTGAAAAAGAATTAGAGGCAGAGGGTTGACGCCGCCCCCTGCCTGTGGTATGATGATTAAGTGATGAGGCGTCACACAGACCAAATCTAAAACAATCCGAGGTAATCCTATGTCTTTCGCTGATCTTAAGCGTAAATCTCAAAACTCTTTTGCTTCTCTGACTAAGGAACTTGAGAAAGCAAACTCTTCTTCCACTAGCGATGATCGCTTCTGGAAACCTAGCGTTGACGCCGCTGGTAACGGGTTCGCTGTTATTCGTTTCCTCCCTGCACCTGATGGTGAGGAACTTCCTTTCGTGAAACTGTATTCCCATGCCTTCCAAGGTGATGGTGGTTGGTATATTGAAAACTCTCTCACCACCCTGGGTCAGAAAGATCCTGTTGGTGAAGTGAACCGTCGCCTGTGGAACAGTGGTCGTGATGCTGATAAAGAAACTGCTCGTAAGCAGAAGCGTAAACTGACTTACTACTCCAATATCTATGTTGTGAGTGACAAAGCAAACCCCGAGAACGAGGGTAAAGTCTTCTTGTATAAGTATGGCAAGAAGATCTATGACAAGATCTGTGCTGCTATGCAACCTGAGTTTGAAGATGAGTCTCCCGTGAATCCTTTCGATCTGTGGGAAGGTGCTAACTTCAAACTGAAGATCACCAATGTCGCTGGTTATTGGAACTATGATAAGTCTGAGTTCGCCGCCCCGTCTGCACTCGCAGCGGATGATACTACGCTTGAAAACATCTGGCGTAAAGCATACTCTCTCCAAGAGTTTGTCGCGCCGTCTAACTTCAAGACCTACGAAGAACTGGAAGAGCGTCTGAATCTGGTGCTGGGTATCACTCAGACCCCTGCTGCTGCTCGTGCCGCTCAGGTGACTCGCGTGATGGATGAGGAAGAGGATGAAGAGTTCTCTGCTCCCACCCCTGTTGCTCGTCGTGAACCTGCTCTGCCCCGTGTCGCTGCCCCTGTGGGTGCTGCTGATGAAGATGAAGACGATGCTCTCAGTTACTTCGCTCGCCTTGCTGAGGAAGACTGATTTCAAAATCACATAACAAAAACCATTTGGGCGGAAAAAAAATCCGCCCAATTTTTTTGTCTAAAAAGTTTAGATGCCTGCTTTCTTGAGGCTGCTGTCGATATAAGATGAAGATCTAAAATACTTCATATTATTTCTGAATTGTAATTTGAAGTCCTCGATAAACTCTGGACGCAACAAATAGATTTTCCTTCTTTCTGTGTTTAATTTTAGTTCGTACTCGTAATTTGTAACAGGAAATGATACTTGGTTTCCTGGAACTTCTAGAATGTAACCATCATCATTATACTTGTAGTTTGTATTGTAGAAGTTACTGCCAACAACAAGTCCTTCTTTCAATACAATTTTACCTAAACTATTTTTCTTTTCAATGGTTTCATAGTGATGCAATCTATCTGCGGGAGCGGTTGCTATGTTGCCAGGTGCGTCGAAGTATGCATTGTTAACTAGATCATACAGTTTATAATCTCTCACTGGCCAATCAAAGATAGGATTGATTACATTATTTGTAAGTAGAACTATCCAATCATATTCTGATGTTCCGTATGTTTTATAAGAAATATAGTCTGGTCTGTCATCATCTGTGATGACATACTCAGTGAAGAAGGTGGTGTAGTTATAGGATGATACGGTCAGTTTACTTCTTTTGAAAAAGTTTTTGACTAGATCATATTCTATTTCCGAGTATGGAAATATGAATGGTTTCTTTTCTAGTTCAATATTTGGAAAGAGTTCGAAGTATGCCATCTTAGTTTACCTGTACTTACCTATGTCGTCAGAATATAGTAGTTTCAATTCTGTTAGCGCAATAGTTAAAGATACTCCAATTGGATACCCATCTCTATAAGAAGCATAGTTTCCTTCTGTCACATAATCCACAGACACAGAATTTAATGCAGATAATTTATACTTTGGTAGGTAAGGACTTTCTTTCAGGGTAGTGCCATCATATGTCAAGAAAGTTACCTCAACTATATCAGGCACTCCAACAAAATTAGTTACACTGGTTCCAGCAATTTTTTGTGGATTTTTCTTTGGTGCCGCTGCTTTTTTAAAAGAATCTACAATTTTTATCATGTTGCTAGCTTCTGTTGCATTTGCTGGCACAATTTTGAAGGTATAACCATGTTGTCTCAATCCAGTACCACCGTATAATAGTTCTGTGTTTGGATTTATAATTGTTCCACTGGTTAACGATAGGATGTCATTAGTTGTTAGATTTGCTCCCATCCCAGGCAAATTTGCTAAAGTATTTCCCAGTTCTTTTAATAAATCTTCGCCTAATGCTCCTGCTGCTTTAGTTAATGTATCTCCAGTAAAAATATTTCCCAATGATGTTGCAGCTGCTTTTCCCTGCCCAGTAACAAAATTAGTTACGGGTGAAGCTGCTTTACTTAGTGCAAAACTTGCTAAAGCTGTTATATCTTTTCCTCCCCAGTTTCCAGTTACATTAGAACCGATATCACTAGGCATTGGTAAATAAATTGTATCACTAACCGCCCCCTGACCAGCAGAAAATGATGGTTCTGAATTGTATGATGTAGTTTGTTGAGGAGTGGTAGGTGCCGCGCCAGAATAAGGTGGCTGGTATTTACCAAAACGAAACTTTACAAAGTCTCCTGTTGAAGATTCAATTGTTTCTGGATACTTTAATGTTGCCATTTACATTACATCCTCGATGTCTTGGGGATTTCCATATCCTTTTACGATACGCTTTGCTTTAATACGATCATTATATTTTTCGTTAGTTTCTTTCCACACATCAGATGATTTGTATGGAATTAATACTCCACTTTTTTCTCTAACAAAATGCTCTACTGGTAATGTGATAGCAGTATCCCACTCATCAATAGCAAGATCTAATAAGAATCCATCTACATGGTCTAAAATATATTTATGGAAACAAGAGCGAGGTAAGTCAATACGATTGTCTTTTAATTTTTCTATTGCAATCATTCGTTTTCTTGGTTCCATGTAGTGCAAGTTGGCACCAAAGAAATGATCTGCATTTGCTTTAATCACATACACCAGAGGAAATGTATCGTAGTATGGTAGATACTTCATTTTTGCTTTGTATTCAAAAAGAAATAGTCTACCTTGTCTTGCGTATCTTCTTAGTCTATTTTCATCTTGTGTGTCTTCATCATCAGTTCTATCTCTGCGCTCATCTTTTATTGTTTTTTCTGGATGTTGTTTATACTCAAGTGCCATAGTACGAACGGTTTTTCTATACCACTGCCAAGACTGTTCTTCACCACCTGTTTTTTCTTTTACTCTTTCAAATAATGTCTGATATCCTTTTGATTTTTTTCTATCTTCTTTTTTGAAACCTTTTCCTGCTGGCATATGTTATACCCCCAAGTGATCTTCGGTGAGAATAAGGAACTCCATTTGTCTATCCTCACACCAGTCACTTGCGGCTTCCCATTTCGCTTGGTTCTTTAGAAAAGTCAGAACTTTATCTTTGTATATTTTAGTCTGTTTCTTTGCTGGAGGTGGAGGAGTTGTCTGTTTCTTTGGTTTGATTTCAATGAGATACTTTTTGATTTCATTTGTTTTAGTACGAACTTTAATATAGAAGTCCACATAGTAA